GCCGACTGCAGCCCGGCCAGCCGGTCCTCGGTCTCCTGCTTGATCTCGATTTCCGCCGGGGACAGCTTGCCCGCCTTGTTCTCGCCGCGCGCCTGCGCATTCCGGGCGATCACCGCCGGGTCCTGCGGACCGCCGGGCCGGAACGTCACCGCGCCCGGGTTGTTCGGGTCCGGTATCCAGTCACTTGTGGCCAGTTGCTGCTGTACCGCCGCGGCCTGCCGCTCGGCCGCCGTCGCCTGCCGGTTTGCCGCCGCCTCGGCCCGCGCCGCCGCCGCATCCGCCCGAGCATTGGCCACGTTCTGCTGCCGCGCCTGCGCGATGTAGGCAATGGCCGCCTTCGGATCGCGCTGCCCGATCATCGCCGCCTCGACACGCTGCTGCTGCGTCAGCTCGCTCGGATCGGCCGCCGGCACGCCCGGCCCGGCCACGTCGGTGCCGCCGGTACGCGTCGCCACGCCGCCGGCCGGCGTCGGCTGCGGTGCGGCCCCACCTCCGGCATAGCGCTGGCGGTACTGCCCGAGCACCTGCCCGGCGGTTTTCCCCGCGAGGTCCGGGTTTGCTTCCATCACGCCCGGGCCGACCACTGCATCAATCGGCGCGTTCGGGTCGGCGCGCATCACGCGGGCCGCGCCCATGGCCCCAAAGCGATGCGCCAGCGCGAGCTCGCTTTGGCCCGCCGGCATGCCCGCGGCCTGTAGCTGCTTTGCGTTCTCTCCGGCCAGCCATTGCGTCGCCTGCGCGCTCTCCGCCGGATCGGTGCGGCGCGCCAGGATCTGCTCGCGGTTCAGCCCCCGGAAGCGATCCGGGTTCGCCGCGGCGTACTGCAGCCAGGTGCCGTCAATGAACTGATCCGGGCCGGTCGCCGAGGACAGCGGGTTGCTCGCGTTCGGGTTGCCGCCGCTGCTTTCCTGCCCGCGCTGCAAGGCGAAGGTCTGCGGGTTCAGCGGGCCGCCCGGCGCCGCGCCAGGAGCGGCCGGAGCCGCCACCGCCGGCGCGCCGCCGCCGAGATAGCGGGAGAACATCTCGCGCCCCTCGCGCTTCTCCTGCAACTCCTGCAGCTGCGCCGGCGTCATGCCGGCCGCCACGAACGCCTTGAGGTGCTGCTTGGTGATCTGCTCCGGCGGCAGCGCATTCCGGCCGAAGCCGAGCGCCTGCGCCCGCTGCAGCCGCTCCGCGTAAGCGGCCGGCAGTTGCTCGTCCGGCACCTCCAGCAGCGCCTGCGCCTCGCGCGCGAGATAGTCCCGCTCGGCCGTGGCCATCGTGACTTGCTGGGTCTGGCGCTGGAAAGCCTGATCCTCGCGCGCATTGTCAATCATGAGCGCGTTTTTCTGCCGCGTCTGCAGCGCCTGGTCCACCGCCATCGGGTTGAACAGGACGTTGGGGGCCGGGCTCTCGATGCTGCCAAAGGTTGCCATGGTGCCCCCTTAACCCGCGAACGTAGCCGAGCCCGGCTGCGAGCCCGGCGTGGCGGAGCTGATAAACTGGATCTTGTTGTCTAGCCCGGCCACCGGCGGTGCCAGCGCGTTCTGCTGCTGCACGCCCTGCTGATAGGCATAGTTGTTCGCCGCGTTGCCGAAGGCGTTGCCGATGCCGGAGGCCATGTTGCCATAGATGTTGGCCTGCGCGGTGCCGAGGCTCGTCGCCGTCTGCGCCTGCCCCAAGCCGCTGGCCATCATCGCGGTGCCGATATTGCCCGCCGCCTGCATGCCGCTGGTGCCGGTCTGCACGGCGCTGTTCTGGCCCATCTGCGCCAGGCCGGCGAGGCGGTTGTAGTAGTTGCCGAACTGCTGCGCCTCGCGGTTGTAGTAGTTGCCGAACTCCTGGTTGGCGAGGCCCATGGAGCGCTCTTGCAGCGCCTTGAGCGTCGCTCCGGACTGCAGCATGCCACGCGCCGCCATGCTGTTCTCGACCGCCCGCTGCGCCTCGTTCTGCGCGAACTGGTAGCCCGGGCTGGCCTGGAAGTTTTCCAGCGCCTTGTTGTGCAGCAGATCGTATTCGGGCGAGGTCTGGTAGCGGTTCACCGCGCCCTGGTATTCCTCCGGCGAGGCGCCAGAGAGACCCTGCACCTGCGTCAGCGCCGTGGCGCCGGCGTTGCGGTACGGCTCGAGCAGGCTGTTCGTCTGCTCGCGCGCCGCGTTTTGGTAGCCAATCGTAGCATCGGTCGCGTAGCGCTGCGCGTTGGCCGCAGTGTTGGCGGCATCCTTGATCGCGTTCGCCTGCTCTCTCGAGGCGGCGGCGCTTGCGCCCGCCTGCGCCACGCCGCTGACCGCGCCGAACGCCCCTTTAACTGCCGAGATCGGGTCGTGCGCGACAGCGGAAAACAGCGCGAAAGGCGCGTCAGGTGCGCCGGGGATATGCCTCATGGCCGCGATCTCCTCGCCTGGTGGAACGTGCGGAGGCCCATCGCCTGCGGCTCGCCGAGCTCGAAACCGAGCCATTCGAGCCAGCGCAGGCTGCGGACATACCGCGCGTCGACCGTGGTGGTCAGGGTGGGGAACAGCGCCTGCATGGCCTCGGTATGGGCCCGCGTGGCGCGCAGATAGAACTTCTTCGCCCGGGCAATCTCCGGCGTGCCGAGCATCCAGGCCACGCCGCCCGGCAGCGCGCCGCCCATGAACGCCGGATGCCCGTCTACCCGGCCGATGAAGGTGTATACGGACTGCCGCACCACGTCGGCCATGACCTCAAGGCCACGCCCGCCGGTCAGCGCCTCGAGCTCGGCCCTGTCCTCATCGGACAAGGCGTCAATCACATGCTTGACGTCATCAACCGTCGCCGGTCCGGTCACGGTCCCCATGTCTCGCGCACCACGCTGTTCACAACGATACTTACCGCGCCGGTTGTATTGTCGCGAGCAATATACGTACCTGGTGCGAAATCAAATATCTGGTTGCCGGAGCCGTCCACGCGCGGCTGGCCGATGCTCGCTTCCAGCGCCGCGATGCGTGCGAGCGCGTTGCTGAGTTGCTGCGCCATCTGCTGGTGGAACAGTGCCCAGGCCTGGCTCGGCACCTGCCGGCCATCCGGCGAGGTGCGCGAGATCTGCTCGTTGTTCGGCGGGTCGATGCGGGCCATCAGCTGTTCCCCGGCTCGAGGTCGGCAACCGCGCCAAAAAAGGTGGCATCGCCAGTGCAGGAGACCCGCAGCGTGCGGTGCCGGAAGCTGCCGAGCCGTGTCGTCGTCACCCGCGTGTGGTAGCCCGACGCGCCATCGGTCGGGATGGTGCGCGGCGTGCCGAAGGTCCGGCCACCGTCGTCGCTCCAGTCGAGCGAGATGCTGCCCGGGCCGCCCGGGCCGGTCTCCATCTCGATCTCGAGGCGGGTCATGAACTGTCGCGGCCCATGCGCGGCGAGCGGCGGCAGGGTGGCGCTGCGCGGCAAGGCCACACCGTTGTCAGTCCCGCCCTTGCTGTTCAGCCGGTAGATGTTGCCGTTGTCGGCGTCCCCGGCGAACCACGAGCCGTCGTACTGGCTCTGGCAGGTCTGCTCAACGCGCCACGGCCCGCCGACCGCGCTCGTCCGCTCGTGCCAGAGGCCGGTCGAGCAGTCGTACACGATCGTTTGGGACAACCCCACCGCATAGAACTGGAAGGCCACGAAGGTGTGGCCCTGGCTCACGTAGCTAAACGCCAAGCTGCCGCGCAGATTGGGCTGCGTCAGGATGATGCGCTCGATCGCGTGCGTGCTCACCCGCTGCGCGTTGTAGCCCCGGCTGCGGTAGATCGAGCCATCGGTGCCGAGCCACCAGAGGCTGCCATCGGCCACCGTGTAGCCCCAGGAGGCGATGCAGCCCGGCGTGACCACGCCGCTCTGCACCCGCGCGAACGGAAAGGCCGCATCGCCGCTGTCGTACCAAGCTTCGATCGCCAGCGGCCCGATGAACACCACCTGCCCGGACACCACGGCAACACCATGGATGATGTTCGGCGCGGTGCTCAACGTGGCCACGTCGAGCGGGTCCACCGTCTCGGCGTTGAGCAGCCGCGAGGTCCGGAAGGTGCCGGCCGCGCCCGGGTCGGTGAAGATGAAGTAGCCGTCCAGGCTCACCACGCGGCCGGCCGTCACGTTGGTGACGAGCCGCAGGCCGCCGCTGTGCTCGGCCACGTACACGCTCGGATTGGCGCAGATGCACACCTGCGTCGCCGAGACCGCGATGGTGACAGGCCCGCTGCCGCCGACATTGCCGATGAACACCGGCGGCGCACTCAGGTCGGACACCTGGCGGTAGGCATTGACGCCGGAGACGATGTAGATCAGCCCCGGGACGGTGCTGTTGAGGCCGCGGATCGGCCCGGCCCCGACGCTCTCCACGAACGTCAGACCCGGCACCGGCCGCACCACCGCCTGCGTCACCGCATCGGGCGGGGCCGCCTCGACATAGAGGTTCACCAACCGCTGCGCCGAGGCCGGAAGGCTGTCCAGCGTGTAGGAATGGCGCGCGAACGGGATCAGTTGTGACTGCGCCATGCGCGCCCCTTCACCAAGGAGTGGACCGGCACGGAATGTACCGGATCGTGCCGCTGGTATCCTTCACCGCGATGTAGCGATCCGCCGTGAAGCTGCCCGGCGTCGTCGCCGCGGTGCTGCTGGTGAGCTGCACCAGGCCCGTGCCCGCGGGGGTCAGCCGTATGTCCACGTTGGTCTCGCCCTCGGCGATAATCTGCGGCGCTGCGCCTGCTGCGCCACCGGCCACCCGAAGGTTGTTCGCCACTGTAGTGGTAGACGAGTTGCCGACGCGGAGCTGCGTCTGCCCCTGGTTGCCGAGGTCCAGGAGGTTCAGGCCCGGCGCCTGCACCTCGCGCAGCGTCCCGACGCCGAAGTTGCCGGCCAGCGACGCGACGCCGGCCGTGTCGCTGATCGCGCCTGTGGCGTTGCCCTGGAAGTCGCAGTTGGCGATGCCGACATACTGCGCCGCCGCGTCGATCTTCACGCCGTAAGCCTGGCCGCCTGTGGCGTTGGACCGCTCGCCGATCTGGCAACCCGTGAGCCGCACGTTCTGCGCGGTCGAGGCGATGGTAATGCCGTCATGGTCGCCCGAGGTGCCGTTGAGCGCCACGCAGGTGCCCTGCAGCGACACGCCGGTGCCCTCAATCACCACGCCGCCGCCCTTGTTGGCCGCGATGTCGCCGCCGGTGATCACCACGTTGGTGACGTTCGGCCCCACCCGAAGCCCCGGGTTTGCCGTGCCGGCGCAGCCGAAGATGTAGGGATGCACGAAGTTCCAGCGGTGCCCCGCCTGCAGGTCCACACCGCCCACCGTGGGGAACTCCACCGCGAACAGGTGCGCGTTGATGAAGCCGCCGCCGGAGGTCGGCGTGCCGGTCCGCACCGCCCGCAGCCCCCAGCCGCAGCCGGACAGCGCCTTGAAGCCGTGCATCAGCACCGAGCCGGTGTTGTCGAGCAGTAGCCCGGTGCAGGCAACGCCGCCCGCGCCGTCGCGGATCGTGGCATGCGGCGCCACGGTGACGTGCAACAGCTCGAGGATGTCGGAGGCGTCACCCGCGCCGGTGCCGGTGAGATTGAAGGCGGCGACGCCATAATCCCCGCGCACGTCGAGGATCAGCACGTCAGAGAGGCAGGTGCCCAGCGCGTCCGCGGACCCGTAGCCGTTAAAACCATAGGTCAGGTACAGGTTGTCGAGCTTGAGCCGGTAGCTGTTCCTGGCCCAGATCAGGTATCCGCCGAGCCGGTTCGGCGCACGGATCTCCATATCCGAGATCCGGTTGACGCGCGCCAGGGTGCTGGGGGTGCCAACCTCGATGCAGTTGAGCGTGCTGGTGCCGTTGAAACGCAGCGTGGTGCCGCTGAACGGCGCCACCGATCCGCGCCGGCCCGAGCCGTACATGCCCTGGCCCTCGGCCGAGAACACCAGCGTTTGGTCGGTGCCGCAGATGTAGTGCCCCGGCGGGAAGAACACGCTCTTGCCGGTATTGAGCGCCGCCTGGATCGCCGCATAGTCGTCGGTCACGCCGTCGCCCTTGGCGCCGTACAGCTTCACGCTGACCATGGGCGCCAGGTAGTCGCGCATCATGTCCAGCGTCACCGCGCCGCTGCCGGCATTGGCACCAAAGAACCGCGTCGTCCCGGCCAGCGTCCCGAGGACCGGCAAATCAACCAGCTTGACCATGCTCAGACCTCGATCACGTTGCCATTGTCGTCGGTGAGGATGCTCAGCACCTCGCCCACCAGCGGCCCGGGCTGCACCTGCAGCGTGCCACAGGCGACGGAGGTGCTCGCGCCGCTATAGTCCAGCGTCAGCGCGTGCCAGGCGGAACCGACCGGCAGCGCGCCGGCGGGGATGGTGAGATCCGCCCGGCCCGCCACCGCATTCGGAAAGGTGGCCTCGGTGGCGTAGATCTGCGCGGTGCCAAACGGCGTGATGCCGTAGTCGCACACCTGCGCCTCGCGCCAGATCCGCCACAGCAGCCGCAGCCCGACGCCGGAGAGGTCCACCGCCGCCGCCGTGGGCTTGTCCTCGGCCACCAGCGTGACCTGCAGCAGCACGCTCTCGGCCGCGTTCAGCACGAGATCGCGGTGCGGGATTACCAGCGGCGAGCGCCGCGCGAGGGGGAGCGTCAGGGTGTAGATCATGCGGCGATCTCCCGGAACATATCCCCTTGCCGCTGCGCATCCTCGACACGCCGGCATGCCACATCGAAATATGCGGGTTCGATTTCTGCGCCAATGAAGCGGCGCCCCATCTTCACCGCAGCGACGCCGGCCGTGCCGGAGCCCATGAACGGGTCGAGGATCGAATGCCCCTCAAACGAGACCCGATCGACCGCCCATTCCATCGCGGCGAGCGGCTTGGCGCAGGGATGCGCCACCTCGTTCGCGTCGTTGCCCCAGAGCCCATAGCGCCCATTGGGCCGTTGCCCCTTGCCCGCAGCGAGGTATGGGCACGCGCCATAGAACACAACATGCATGAAGTTTTGGAAGCCCCAAGAGCCCATACCGGCCCCGGCCGGCAGGTAGATGCCACCGAGATTACCGGGCGGCAGCTTCCAGATTGACTTATCGCCCATGAATACGGCGCCGCATTTCGCCTTTCCGAGCGAAGCGTTAAGCGCCGGCAGTACCACCGCGTCGAAGTTTTCCGGCGTGTCCTCATAGCTGGCATACCCGCCCGCGCGGCGCCGAACCCCGCTGCGGTAGTGAGCCGCCTTGCCCGACAGCGCCACCCCATACGGCGGATCGGTCACGAGCGCATCGACGGCATCAATCTGCGGCAGCACCTCCCGGCAGTCGCCGAGGTAGAGCGTCGCAAGCCCGATCTTCTCAACCCGCATCAAAAATACTCCGCCCGCACCGGCTCACTGCTCGCCCCGAGCGCCACCAGCCGGTTGAGGTCGGCCATGGCCGCCGCGCCGCTGATCTGGTCGATGGGCACCCCGAAGGCCGGCGCCAGGCGATTGGCCGCGAGCACCTCGTAAATCGCCTCGGCGAAGTCGGGGATGTCGAAGATCGACCACCGCGCCTTGCCCTGCGCCGCCAGGTTGGCGTGCGTCGCCATCACGGCATCCTCGGCCAGCGTCTGCGAGCCGAGCACCAGCGAGACCCGCCGCACCTGCTCCTGCAACGCCTGCCGGTCGGCATTGGGGATCTCGACCCGGAGCAGCGGCGCCACGGCCATGCGCACGAGCTCGATATACTGATCCGCCACCGCGACCGGGATGTGGTCCTTGTCCCAGGATGCCGCGCCGATCGCCACCAGCTGCGCGTGCGCCGCCTCGGCCTGCTCCAAGGCAAGCCCGTTGGCCCAGGCGACGGCCGAGAAGCGCCGGATGCGCTCCTCTTGCACCGGCACCTGCGACGGGTCGGGCGTCTTGCCGAAATGCGCCGCGATGCGCAGCGCCACGAGGATGGAATACTCTTCGGCCAGCCCGCGCGGGATCGCCGACACGTCCCAGCTCACCAGCCCCTGCCGCACCAGATTGTCGTGCACGATTGAGACCGTGCCCTCGGCAAGCGTCTGATCGGCCGCGCTCGGCGTCTGGTCGGCCGGGATCGCCGCGAGCCGCAGCAGCGCGTCGAGAGCGATATTTGCCGGCACCAGCACCGCGGTGAGCGTCGGCCACTCGGAGGGAGGCACCGGCAGGCCGAGCGACTGCAGCGCCCGGGCCGCCACGTCAGTGAGGGTGCCGATCGCGGTATTGGCCGGACGGTCGGAGGCCGCCACCGCAGCCACCCCGAGACGGCGGAGGGCACGGGCGGCAAGCTGGGTTACGGTGACGGCCATGCGTTACCTCGGCGGCAGGGGCGGCAGCACCAGCTGCACGCCGGGTTCGTACTTCTGGAAGTAGCCTTGCAGGCCCTGCGGCCCGCCCATGTTCGCCACGTTGGTGGGGCCGGCATAGAACACGTCGCGCCCGTTCTCGTAAGCCCAGCGCCCGCCCATGTTGCCGCCGACGCCGTGATACTGGCTCTGGTCCGAGAAGGTCGGATGGTTCGGCTTCTTGTAGCGGTCGCCGAGGTGCCCGCGCTCGTCCGGCTTGAAGCCGGAGAGGTAGGCCCCCTGCAGATCGTAGTCGGCCGTGTCGCGCATCACGCTCTCGACCGGCCGCCCCTGCAGCCGCGCCAGGTTCGCCACGTAAGCCTGGAAGCCCGGCATCTGCTGCGGCCCCAGCTTGGTTTCCCACTGGCGCGGCATGGCGGCCTCAAAATCCGCCGGCGCCTTCATCGGCATCAGCGCATTGGGCTTCTGTAGCGGCAAGGAACCTGCCGCAGAGAAGTCGAGCAAGGCATTCTGCGGCAGGTCGCCCATTGTCTACTCCTTCGGCTGCTGCGGCTTCTCGGCCTCGGTCTCGAGCACGTCGGGCTCGGTCTTGACCCGGCTCTCGCCGGTCGCCGGCACCTCGCCGATCGGCTCGCCCTCTTCCGTCACCACCGTGTCGGCCGGAGGCTTGCCCGTGCGCGTGGTGCCGTCCGGCGTGTAGCCGTCAGCCACCAGCCCATCGGCCTCGAGCGCCTGCTTGGCGATGACGTTGCCCTCCATGGTGGAGGACACGCCGCCGCGGGCCGCGTCGCGCGCCTCGCCGGTGAGCCGCACCTGCGCCCCGCGTGAGATCGGCTTCGGCCCCGGCACCGTCACGTTGCCCTCGGCGTCGCTCTGCACGCCATCGGGCGCCGCCTGGCCACCATCTGGAGGCGCATTCTGCGGCGTCGCATCTGGGGGCGGGGGCGGCTGCTGCTCGCCCTGCTCCTGCTGCTTCTGCTCGTCCGTGTTCGGATCGTCGCTCATGATCTCATTCTCCCGTAATGGGAGGCGCGCCGGGATGACGCGCCTCCACACTTAACGCGCTGCCGAGTTAGCTGTCGGCAACCGAGCTCGTGAACATCGTCACAATGCCCGCGTCCTTCGGCGCGGTATCTTCGACCGTGGCATCAGTGCCCCAGCGCAGCTTGCCGATGCCGCGCATCTCCTGCACGCCGACGCCGTGCATGAACCCGTAGTCGCGCGTGTTGGTCGTGGTCTTGGACCGCTGCGCCCACACCACGCCGAGCGCCTGCGCGCCGCACAGGAAGGCCGCGCCCACGTCGATGCCGGAGGCACCGGCGCCCGCGATCACCGGAAGCTCCGGGATCTCGTGCACGATCACGCCCTGGTAGACCAGATCGCCGCCGGTGAAGAGCGGGTTGTCGGCGCCGCGCTCGGCCGCATACTGCAGCGTGTTCTGGATCGTCGGGTCAGACATCAGATCGCGCATCTGATAGCTGTTGACGAAGAGCACGAACCACTCCTCGTCGCCCTTCACGGTGATCGGGCGGATGCGCGGGTTGGCATTGCGGGCGATGCGCTTGGCGAGGCTGATCTTCGCCGCGCTCATCTTGCCGCCGGCGAGAGTGTTGTCCACCAGCGCCAGAGCCGTCGCCATGACGCCGGAGACGGCGTTGGACTTGGCCGCGCCGACCAGCACGCGGTCGCTGTTGTTGACGAGCCAGGTGTTGCGCTGGCCGGCCGAGGCGGAGGCGTAAGGCACCTGCACCGAGGCGTTGGCGGTCATCGCGCCGAGCGACAGGATCAGGTCGTCGCGCATCTTCTCGAGCGACCAGACCTGCAGCGCGTCGCGAGCCGCGTCACGCAGCGCGATGGCCGACTTCTGCTCGTCCCAGTCGGAGACCGCGACAGCGTGCCGGATGACGCCAACCGAGAGCGACAGCGAGCGAGCGTTGAGGAGCTCCTCATTTCCTTCCAGGATCTGGTTGCCGGTGACGCCGGCGCCGACCAGGCGGCGAACCGCCGGCAGGATGATGGTGTCGCCGGGCTTGCGGCCGAGTTCCTCGTTCACCTGAATGAGCGAGGTCATGCTCTCGCCCATGTACTTGGCGAAGCGCGACTTGCGGACGTATTCGGTGAAGAACTTATCGTCCCAGATCTTGGGAGTGAGATTGGCGCGTGCAGCAGTGATGTTCATATCCGCCACGGGATAGAACTCCTATCGTCGGGTTGTGGGGAAGAGCGTCAGCGCCCGATCAAGGCTCGGCGGCAGCCTTGGCACCAATACGCTGGTGCCCCACGTACACGCCCGTGCCCCGGCGGCGGGTATTGGGCACGGGGCCGAAGCCCCGCGCCAATCTGGTTCAGCGCTTGCCGAGGATGTCGCTCAGCGGCGTGTCGCCGGTGTAGGTCGGCGCGGACCGCGGCGCGGCGGAGCGCGCACCAGCGATGCTCGGGCGGTTCGGGATCACCGGCGCGGCCGGAGCAGCCTGCCCGCCCATCTCGGCCAGCACGCGCTCGCGGATACGAGCCTCGACCGCCTTCTCGTAAGCATCCGGGTCGGTGCCGATCTCGCGCTGCAGCCGCAAGGCCTTGGTGTGCTGCATCACGAACTCATACGGGTGCGGATGCGCGTAGAGTTGCTGCTGCAGCGCCGGGTTTTGGGCCATGGCGGCCCGGAACTCGTCCTGCGCGGTCTTCACGGCCTCGTCGCCGTACTCCTTGCGCACGAGCATCTCGCTCATATCGAGCCGGGCACCGATCACGGCCCGCGTCTGCTCGGCCTGCTGCCAGGCGATGAAGCCCTGCGGGTCCTGCACCGGGTTCGGGATGTACGGCGGCGGCTCCTGCGGCGCCGGCTGCTGCTGTGCGGCCTGCTGCGCCTTGCGCGTCTCTTCAAACTGCCGCCGGAGCTCGGCCAGCTCGCCCTCGAGGCGCGCGGCCCGCTCCTTGTGGTCCTGCCGCTTGCGCCGCTCGTCCTCATACGCGCGGCGCGGCACGGCCGCATCGCCTTCCTGCAGAGTGAGGTCGGCATCGTCCTCGGCGTCGGGCTTCTCCGGCTCCGGCTTCTCTTCCGGCTCCGGCTGCTCCGGCGCCTGCTCTACGGGCTCTTTCTCTTCGGGCTCGGGCTCAGCGTCGCTGCCGCGGCTCAGGAAGCTGTCCAGGTCGCTCATGCCTGGCGCTCCCACAGCATCAGAGCCACGAGGGCCACCTGGACCCAGCGGCCCGCCTCGAGGTGGTCCTTCAGAACCCGCTTCAGCAGATCGTCCGGAGCGGACGGCCAGGTTTTCTCACCGCGCACGATAGCGCGCAGCCCCGCCAACTCGGGGGGCGTCAGGTTTTCGCTCATATTGTCCTCACACGCCCGGTTGCGGCCCGGCGGCGGCCTACACGCCCGATTGCCCCCGGCGGCGGGGTACGCGTCAGAAGAACTCGATCACCTGGCACCATGCCGCGCCGCCGGTCGCACCAGCGCCGCCATTGCCACCTTCAGCCGAGCCACCGCCCGAGCCGCCGGCCGAGCGCCCGGAGGTGCCACCAGCACCACCATTGCCGCCGACATTGCCGCCGCCACCGCCGCCGGATGCGCCGGCCATGCCGGGGAAGCTGGCCGCACCGGCACCGCCGGCCGCGCCGGTTGCCGCGCCGCCAGAGGCCGACGTGCTGCCGGACACGATGGGCACGGCACCCGCGCCGCCCGCGAAGGCGGCACTGCCCGTGCTCGTGCCGCCACCAGCCGCGCCACCAGGACCGCCGATGATGCCGAACTGCGCAGCGGGGCCGGCCGCGCCATTCGCGCCGCCTGCACCGCCCGCGCCGGGCCCGTAGTTGGACAGCGCCGAGGCCTGCGCCCCAGACCCGCCGGCCGCACCGCCGCCGGAGCCAGCCGTGCCCGCCGTCGCGCTGCTCGTGGAGCCGCCGCCCGTGTTGAAGCCAGCACCGCCGCCGCCACCGCTATTGCCGGAGACCTGGCCGCCAGCACCGCCGCCGCCGCCCTGCGCGCGCAGGATGGTGCTGCCCATGGTCACGGTAGACGCGCCACCCGCGCCGCCATTGCCGCCTGCGGTGCTCGCCACCGTGGCCCCGGCCCCGGCCGTGCCGGCCGCGCCGATGGCTATGGTCAGCGCGCCCGTAATCTCGGCGGCCGAGAACAGCCGCTCGACCACCGTGCCGCCACCGCCGCCCGACCCGCCGGAGGTGGCCGTGCCAGCCGCGCCGCGCGCGCCACCACCGCCGCCACCACCCGCGCCGCCGAGGCGGATCTGCACGGCCTTGGTCGAGGCATTGACCGTGTGCGTGCCGTTCGCGACGTACTCAGTGACCAGCGCCGCCTTGCGCGGAGGGAAAGGAATGGTCACTGCGAGATCCTCCAGTTCACCGTGCCGGAGGTGTAGGCGGTGCAGTTGAAGCGATACGACACGCCGTCTCCCGGCTCGCTCCAGATGCTGCTGAACGGCGCCGACCAGGAGAGCGACGAGCCATCGCTATAGGTGATCGTCTCCCAGGTGGAGCCGTCAAAGCTGCGCTGCAGCACCACCGTAGCGACGAAGGTGCCCTGCAGCGAGATGTTGAAGTAGCCAGGCCGCGCCAGCGGGACGGTCGTGCCGGCACCCGACGCGGTGAAGCTGCCCGTGCCCACGACGTACCCAAGCGTGCTGTTACCCGAAACCGGCATGCATGGAACTCCTCAAATGCGCCCCAGAACGAGCAGCACGATGGCGATGATGAGCAGGACCCCGAGGAGCCCGGACGGCCCCCAGCCGTAGCCCCGCGAGTAGGGGAACACCGGCGCCGCCCCGAACAGGAGCACCAGCAACACGATGATCAGCAACAGGCTCACGGCATCCCTCCCTGCGGCGGTTGCGGCAGCATCGGCGGCCCCACCTCCGGGATCGCCGGGCTCTCGGCGGCGCTGCGATGGATGTCGTGCACCCGCTTGATGGCGCCGCCCTGCACGTCAGCCGCCCGCGCCAGGTTGAGCTGCGCCTGGCTCTGCTTCACGCCGATGTCGGCCTGTTCCTTGGCCTGCATCAGCGGTGCCGCCGCCTGCTGCGCCTGCGCCTGCTGCTGCTGCGCCTCTTTCAGCCGCTCCAGAAGCTGCCCCTTGTCCTTGAGCGAGGACGCGGCGATCAGCACATCCGGCGGGATCGTGCCCGGAGGCAGCGAGCCGGCCAGTTGCGCCAGCATCTGGAACTGCTCCGCCTGCAGCGCGGGAACGTCGTTGCCCTCTTCGATGGTGATATCCACCTCGAGGTCGGAGATGTCGTTCTCCTTGCCGACCGGCGTGTTCAAGCGCGGGTCGTCAGGCCGCAGTTGCATCTCCTGCATGGCCCACTTGCGCTGGTCCTCGCTCATCTCGGCGAGCCGATCCTTGAGCGTCACCACGCGATTGAGCCCGACCCACTGCAGCTTCCCGAGGTCATCGGTCACGCGCAGCCAGCGCTCGCCGCGCCAGAACTCGCGCACGGCCATCCAGGCCACCTCGTAGACCCGGCGCGTCCAGGACCGCAGCGCGTCGGCGAGCGGCTCGTTCTGCGCCGCGCCGCCAGCCTGCTGCGCCATGATCGCCCGGCCGGAGAGGTCGCGCGGGTCGTTGCCGGCCATGCTGGCATTGGGGCCGCTGGCCTGCATCTCCTGCGTGGCATGCTGCAGCAGGTTGAACTGGCCAGCCGTGAGGTCGGCATTCTGCGCGATCTCAAAGCGCATCTGCGGGTTGATCTCAATATACCCGTCGGGCTTGGCAACCTGCTGCCGCGCCTTCTCCACGTTATCAACCGCGCCCTTCTCGGCGATCACCTGCCGGGTCGTCAGCAGGTGCAGCGCCTTGCTGCGCCGCTTGTTGATCTCGTCTTGCAGGCTGATCAGGTCGCGCACCGCGCCATAGCGCCGGTTGTCGCGGTCCACATACGCACTCTGCAGGATCAGCGGGCAGGCCGGACGGCCGCGGCGGTCCTTGAACGGGCTGCGCACCGGCTCGGCCAGATACCCGGCCCGGGTGATCGTCGCGCCCCACCACACACCGCCCTCGAGCCAGTAGATCTGCACCACACGCGAGCGCTCGCGCCGGTTGTCGTTCCACGAGATCTGCCCGGGCCGGTCGGCGAAGGTGCCGGACTGCGGCGCGAAGCTCTCGCTGATCACGTCGTCAGCGTCCGGGTAGAGCTCCCGGAGCTGGTCCTTGTCCATCCAGACCACCATGCCGAGGTAGCGGGCATCGGAGAAATCCAGCGCCCGGGCATGCGGGTCGCGGAACAGCCGATCCCACGGCACCGGCGTCAGCGTCAGGTTGGCGCCGCCCTTGCCGTCATCCTCTAGCCCGAGCTCGGCGCCGCCGAAGCCCTCGACTAGCATGTTCAGGTAGACCTCGGACCGCTTGGCCGGGAAGGCCCAATCGTCGCTCAGGAACCGCAGCGCCTGCGTCGCGGCGTCGGCACGGTCCTCCTCGGCCGGCGTGCGCGGGTAGGCCTTGGGGTCGGTGCGGCCCTTGCGCTCGAGGCCCGAGAGCAGATCCACCTTGCGGCGCACATAGTTGATGGTGAGGTCCGGCTGCCCGCGCTTGCGCAGCGCCGCCAGCTCGGCCTCGGTCCACTGCTTGCCGTCGTAGTAGTCCCGATCGCGCTCGGCCGCCTGGCGCTCGTCCTGGCTGGTCCGCTCGGCGTCCTCGAACCACTGCACCAGCCGCGCGTGCTGTTCCATCACGTCGCGCGGGTAGCCCTCGGCGTCGGTCGAGCCCGGCGGCAGCACGTCGGTGCCATTGGCCGGACGCCCCAGCTCCGCCGCCTCGATGGGAGAGCCCACCGCTTCCATCGCCAGGTAGGTGGAGAGCGCTTTACCGGCCATGGTGGCTCCTGCAATGTCAGCCCGCGGCCGTGACAGCCTCGAGCTCTGAGATAGGGAAGCGCTGGGTAATGATCGCCAGCGCCTTGTCGTCCGTCATCGGCGCGAAGCCCGCCGCGGCCCAGGTGTCGCCGAGCGACTTGGCCAGCGCCCGGCAGAGCGCCTCGTAGCGGTCCACCATGCCCACCTGCAGCGCGATCTGCGCGTCAACCGCCGCCTTGCGCAGCGCCGCCATGTCGGCCGGCTCCACGCGGACCACGTTGTCGCTCGCCGCGGCCCGCGCCTTGTCCCGCAGCTGGTCGAAGATGGAGGGCACGGGAGCGGGGTCGCTCACACCCGGAACTTATCGAACGGGAACTTGGTGGTGATCTCGCGGAGCGCGCGATCTTCCTCACTGAGGCCCGGGCCAATGATGACGTGCTCGCCGTAGACGCCGCGATACGCCTCGATCAGCGCCGGCACCAGGGTGCGGCAGAACCGCTCGTAAGCGTCGATGCGGGCGATCTCGTATCGCGTCTTTGCCTCACGAACCTCGCGCTCGAGATCGGCGAGCGGGCCGGCCGGCGGGAACGGGAAGTCTTCATGGAGCTGCGCATCGTCCCGCATCTGATCGAAGCGGCTCTTGGGGGTCCCGGTCTCAACGTTGGTCACGGTCTCGGTCATGGTGTGCTCCTAAGCGGTTCGCCAATCGTCCACGTCGTCGCCGCTGGCCGCAGCGAAGGCCGCATCCCAACTGTCACGCGGCGGCTCCTTCGGCTTCGGCGCCGGCCCAGCGGTCATCCGGTCGAGCAACTGCCCGAGCAGGCCGAGCGCGTCCACTTGGTCGTCATGCTTGCCGGCCGGGAAGCTCATCATCTCGGCCTCGAGCGCCATCCGCCACGGGGCATCGCTCTTGAAGTAGAGCCCGTCGAGCGCGATGCGCCCGCGGATGCTCTGTGCCCTGACGCCCTTGTCGCCGCCGCGGGTCGGGAACTGCGTCCGGGCCACGTAGGCGCCGCGCTGGCGGCTGCGCATGTCGATGAACGGGCCCATGGCCGCCCGGATCTGGCCCGTCTCCTCGGCCCAGCCGATCGGCTTCCACTGCTTCACGAGGTCGCAGTAGGCGTCCACCCAGGTCTCGGACGAAGCCTGCCCGCGCCAGAGGTCGAGCAGCCACAGCCGGCCCGTGCTGTCCATGCCTGCGACAACGTGCACCGTGTAGTCGCCACCGCCGCTCGTCACCGCGTAGTCGGAGGCGCCGTAGACCCGCAGCTGCTCGCGCGGCGGCAGGCTCTCGACCGGCCGCAGCCATTCCTTGCGGAAGTAGTCGCCGGTGTCCGGGCTCGGCCGCTGCTGATAGAGCGCCGTCCACATCCGGGTTTGCCCCGTGCCCGTGTAGTCGGCATGGGCCTCGCGCAGCAGCGCGCCAAACTTGTAGTTTTCGTCGCCGTCCCACAGAAACTCGCCCGGCGCGCGGCCGAGCGGGTCGTTGTCCTCAGCGATGGCGGGAAGGCGGATGATCTTCCATTGGTGGCCCTGCGCCGCCTCTAGCCGGCCGCCCAGGTCATCCTCGGCCCAGCGCGTCATCACCAGAACCTGCGAGGCACCCGGTTTGAGCCGGTTGTACCAGTCGCCCATGTACCAGCGCCAAATCTTCTCCTTCTCGGTCTCGCTGTCCGCGCCTTCCTGTCCCGACACCGGATCGTCAATGACGCCGAGGTCAGCGCGGAAGCCAGCGATGGAGGAGCCGACACCGGCCGAGCGGTACTGACCGCCATTGGTGGTGCCCCACAGCCCCTCGGCCTCGCGCGCCATGCCGATGCCGAGCAGCTTGGAGTGCTCGCGGATGCGACCGCGCACACGGCGGGAGAAGTCGAGCGCCAGGTTTGTGGTGTTGCTGGCCGCGAGAATGCGGAGGTTCGGCCGCTGCGCCAGGAACCAAGCCGGGAACAGGTCGGAGGAGTACGTTGATTTCGCGCTGCCCGGAGGCATCAGCACCATCAGCTTGCGGACCTCGCCGCGAGCCACCTTCTCGAGCTCGCGGATCAGCAGCTTATGGTGCGCGGCCGGCTTGTAGCCCGTTGGGGCCAGAACATCGGTGCACCAGGCCTCGAGGTCAGTCCGTATCCTCCGGCGCCGCAAGAGCTCCTCGGCGGCCTTCAGCGATATAGGCAGCGAGCTCTGCATCGGTCATCTGCGAGGGGTCGGTGACGCTGGCCGTAACCACGCGCTGCACCGGCGTCCCCTCCTCCCTGTTCAGGTAGCTGTTGGCCGCGGCAAGCTGCGTCTCTTCGCGCTCGGCTGACAGTGCCAGCTCATAGATCTTGTCGCGCAGGACGCTCAGCCGCTCCTTGCCACGAGCCAGGATGCGCGGGTCGTTGCTCATGGCCTGTATCCCGTCCGGGTCGCCCGGCACGATGCGCGAGGTCGAGGCGCCCTTGGCCGAGCCGCCCCAGCCGTCACCGGAGCCGGCACCGTGGCCAGGCCCCTTGCCCTTGCCCTTAGCCGGCCCGTGCTTCCAGCCTGCGCCCATCCTTACCTCGCCTGCTTCCGAGACCAAGCTGCCACCGCCGCAAGCTCGTCAGGAGTGGCATTGTGCTTAATCGTGTTTGCGCGCCACGAGATGACGGCGATGTTGCCAGGCACATAACCGAGCGCCGGGACGATCTTATCCACGCTCGCGCTCCCTGCGCACCGCACATCGGTACCGTAGACGAGCGGGATACCAAGCGCCGGGCAGTTGTCCACCATGAGGGGCCACAGATCGGCCCGCGTGATGGTGCAGGCAAGCCCGTCCCGCTCGGCCCGCACCCGTGCATTCCGCAGCGCCGCCCTCAGCCAAAAGGAGCGCGGATCGGCCTCACGAAGCTGCTCCGCATAGCGCTTGGACTTGGCCGTGTTCCAGCCGGGCCGGCTGGCGGTCCTCTTCGCCGAAGCCTGCCGCTCGCATTCCGTGCAGCCGCCGCCCGTGTATCGCGGCGCCACATGCCCCTGCGGACACGGCCTGCCGGTGAAGTAGCGTGATGCACCCGAGCGCCTCGCCTCACTCTTGCTCCGGGGCAGGCTATCAGCGACCAGAGACGGCATATTCTGGGACATGGCTCAGCCCGCCACCGCTTCCAGCCCGCGCCCATCGTAATGCCTCGTCTTGCGCTGCAACAGCTTGGTGGCCGACACCTTTCTGCCGCGCTCCGCCTCGCGCGCCATCAGCGGGTCCATCCGCTCGCCGAACACCATCCATACGTCATAGTAGGCGTCCCACGCCCGCTTGCATGCCGCATCGCGCCGCAGGTAGCCCTCGCCGTGCAGCATGATGCGCTCTTCATCCATGCCCGCGGCCCGGAGCCGCGCGATCACCGCCTCCTCGCAGCGTGCGATCTTGGCCCGGTAAGGTGCCACCGCGGCCTCACGGGCGGCGGAGAGCTCCTGCAGCTCGAGCACGACCGGGTTCCTTGAGCCACTAAGGCGAACGATCGGTGGCAGCTTCGGCAGGCAAGCGGTGCGGGTGTCGGTCATCGGTCTGGCTCCGGGCGGTTCGTTCCGCCATGTCCAGACCGTATTCGCCTGTAGCCACGTCCGTCAACATAAATCGTAGCCGGTCGTATTCACCCATGCCATACTGCCGGCATGGCAAAGACAGACCCCCTGGCCGTGCGCCTTGATCCCGATGTCCGCGATGCGCTCGACGATGCCGCCCGCGCGGAGGAACGCAGCCTGTCCTGGCTGGTCAACCGAGCTGCCCGCGAGTGGCTCAAGCGGAACGGCTACCTCAAGGAGCCGAAGCGGTGAGGCGCTGTAAGGCCTACGTGCAGCAGCACCTTACCAAATCGCGGCAGCCTCCTATAGGGCCTTAACGCGGCAGCTCATCCAACGCCTTGCGGCCCTCGTCCGTCAGGTTCAGCGCCACCTTATGGCCCTGGTCCGGCACCGGCCGCCGGGTGATGAAGCGCTTGGCTTCGAGCCGGTCAATCGCGCGGCCCATGCTGCCAGAGGAGACGCCGAGCGCCTTGGCGTACTCGCCCGGCCCGCGGCCCGGCATGTCCGCGATGGCCCGCAGCACGCGCCGCCAGAGCATCAGTTGACCGCCGCGACCGTCTGCCGGCGGAAGTAGAGCAGCTGCCCGTCCACGGCGAACGGCTCCCAGCCCATCAGCAGGAGCGACAGCATCTCATGGGTGCCGAAGGTGGCGCGGCTGACCTCCCACACGACGGGGCCGGTCTCGGTCCGACTAGCGGCGCGCACGCGCGCGTTTCGTTCCGGTGTCGTCACCAGCTAATCCCCCAGACCATAAACGCAAATGCGAGCAACACAAGCCCTATTCTCACGGCTGCCTCGCCCACGCTCACCTCACGTTACCGTATGCGCACGCGCGCGAGCGGCAGCCGAAAGACCCAAGCCCGGCGCCAGCCTCCCACATGGAGAGACACGCCGAGCTCGTGGCCGTGGTCGCGCAGGCTGAACTGGATCACGCTGCCCTCACCTGCTGTATGCGCACGCGCACGCGTAGAGGCCGGTCGTGCTCAGAAGGGCCGCCTTGAACGAGCAGCAGACATCGAGCAGCACCGGCGATTGAGGCTGGCCGCCCCGGACCTCGGGCAACATCTCTTCGACGCGGGTCTGCATGTCGCGCGCATAGCGCTCGAGCGTCTGCGTCACGCTGCCCTCACCTGCCCCGTTTGTTATGCGCGACCACCGCCTGCACGAAGGCGATGCGCTCACGCTGGCTCTCGATCAGCTCCTGGCACTTCTCGGCCAGGACGTACTCGCCATGCGCTGCGGCGCGCCCCGCAAGCCCGGCCAGCTGAACCAGGAAAGCCTCTGCATTGTCCATCACGCTGCCCTCACCTGTACGCGTTTCACCGTGACGGACCGGCGCCCGCCGAGCATATCCATGAGCACGCCCACGCGCGCGCCCGCGTGCCATTCTACGAGCGCGGGCAGGTTGAAGCCCTCGACCGTGACCACCTGGCCAGCCTTGAGCTGCGCGGGGAACGGGATCGGCGGCAGCACGGGCCGCGGCTCCAGCATCCATTCGCCATCGAGGCAGCGCAGCACGCCGCGCTCGTCCATGTTCCGCTGCAGCGTCTCGACAATCATCTGATTGATGGTGGCCGGCCTCATCGTGTCACCGACCACATGGCAGACGTGCTCGACGCCCGGCAGGCGGCGCACCTTCGACCAGTCGTAACCCTCGCCCCAGGCCGCCAACACGTAGCCCGGGAACAGCGGCTCGATGATCTCGGCCACCTTGCCGCGGGGCATCTTCACCTGGCGGGCGATGCGCGGGAGGCAGACATCCAGCTTGAGGCCATGGAGGCCCGAGCTCACGAAGCCCTCGCAATGGTCGGCGCATTCGATCGCGTGCCAGGCCATGCGCCCTCCGGAATGGCGTCCGCACTCGCGTATCAGGCGAGTGTCTCGGTGCGGGTAATCCATACCGAACACCGTTCGTTTCGTCAACGGTAAACCGACACAAGCGCTTGAGGTTCCATGCCGGCGCAGCCACCGCATGCTGACCCGTGCGTGAACCCCGTACTTTCTGCTTGCGCCCGGAATGAACCTGCGGTTTAGTTACGGTGACGCTTCGGCGTCGTTCTGGTCTCTCCTCCCATCTCAAACTTGGGGCGCAGCCGTCAAAAGCTGCGCCCCCTTTTTTTGGTCCTAGGCCTCCTCGCTCGGCTTGGCCATTGCCTCCCGCGCCTTCTGTGCCGCCTTGGCCCGGGCCTCCGCTGCCATGGTGCCGATCCGGGCCAATGCCCGAGCTGCCTGGTAGGCCATCTGCAGGTTGCACACCTGCTCGGGGGTCATGCCGTCTCTCACGCCCGCACCCCGCACGCCCAGAGTGCCGTGAACACCAGCGTGCGCGGCAGCCTCATAGCCTCGCTGATCTGCCCGACGCTGGCGCCCGCCTGGAACCGCTCCAGCACCGCGCCCTCGAGCCGAGCGTTCGGCGCCTGCACGCTGTAGCCCCGGCCCCGCAGGAACTGCACCGCCTCGTCCTCACGCATTGGCCCGCTCCTGCATCGCCCGCCCCGCGGCATGGATCGCCGCCGGGGCGGTCGGGAAGGTGCCGGGCAGCTCCTCGCGGCCTATCTCGACCGAGAAGGACCCGCTCCAGTCCCAGATCCGCACGTCACCCTTGCGCCAGTAGTTCCAGAGGTCATCCAGGCGAAACCCCGCCACGATCAGCGCCTCCCGGTCAATCGTTGCCTGCGTCATGCCGATTTTCTCCTATAAAAGCGCGTGGCGGGTTTTCCGGTCTGGGTAGGCGTGGATACCGGCGGAGCCTCTGACCGGCCTAGAAACTCACCTACCTCGACGCGCGGGGCATCCTGGCAGGCGCCGGCCACTGTGCTGCGGTCGAAGTCGGCCGAGACCGGGCAGCCGATCTCCGCATCGACCGTGCAGAGCAGGCATTCCGCGTAGTCCAGGAAGCCGTGCTCGAGGAGCGCCAGGCTGGCCGAGCCCTTGCCCCGCTCCCGGAGCAGCGCGAGCGCCTCCTGGTGCCGCCCGGCCTGCAGGTGCTGGATCGCCTGCCGGGCTACCTGGCCGCGCATCGTGGCGCCCCCGGCAGATCCTGCACGAGCCGCATGCGCTCGGCCGGGAAGCCCGCCTTGATCGCCAGGTCGTAGACTGTGCGGGAGACGATCAGCTTCGGCGGATCGCCGAGGCCGCCGTACTGCGCCCAGAGCGCGGTCAGGTAGGCCGCGAACTCCTCTGCCTCGGTCATGCCGTCACCCCTTCCACCGTCCGCAGGTGCTGGTGCACCGCCGCGGCCCGGGCCAGGAGCCGGCGCCGCTCCTGGCCGGCCTCGTAGTCTGCCGCCGCGTAGAGCCGCCGGACCTCGGCGAGCAGGGTCCGGCCGTAGTCCGTGCGGATCGCTGCCATGGCCGGGTCCTGCCGGGCCCGGAGCGCGGCGAGGCGCAAGCTGCGGCCGCTCATGCCTGGCCCTCCGTGCGCATCTTGGCCAGCGCGTAGTTCGCGGCCTCGGCTGAGACCTTGCCCATCGTCACCAGCGCATCCGCCAGCACCGGCCCGAACTCGGCGCCCGGGTCCTGCCGCAGCGCCTCGACCGCATCCGCGTCCAGCGACAGCACCAGCGTCCCGGCCAGCGCATGGACGAGCATCGCCACCGCCTTGCGCGCGTCGCCGCCCGCCATCAGCTCGGCCTGCGTGGTCAGCCGCATCGCGTGCTCGAGGCGGATCGTGAAGGGAACGTCGGTCATGCGCGCCTCCCGATACCGGCTTCCGCCCTGACTTCGGCGAGGCCCTTCACGGTCCCGGTCAAGGGACAGCGCCGGGCATCCTCCATGGCCATCCCCACGTCGGCGTTGCGCTCAAGGATGACGTGCGCCAGGGCCATGGTCAGGACACCCACGAAGGCGCCAAGATCCTGACCGAACCGCTCCTGCAGCAGCATCAGCACGTCCGTCACGTCGTCGGGGCTGATGCCTACTTTGTCCATGGCGGCTTCGAGCGCTTCCCGCTTCTCGCTCATGCGTCGCGCTCCTGCCGGGCCCGGAGAGCCGTGAGGCGGAGCTTGGCCAGTTCGTCGCCCTTGGCTGCGAGCGCCTCGTATTGGGCGATCAGGTGCCCCTCGGACAGCGGCCGGGCCTGATCCGAGCGCGCCTCCCGCTTGGTCTCGACCTGCGCCGCCATGAACTCCTGCACCTTGGCCCGAGCCGCCGCGATCTCTTCCGGCGTCCGCTCGGCCCGCTGCTCCGAGGCCGGGGCCGCCAGCATCTGCCGGCGCTCGGCCGTCTCCCGGCGCGCCGCCAGGTCCGGCGCAAGCCACTCGTGGATCTCGGCCGGGGTCGGGAAGAACTTGAACCGGCGGCAGGCTTCCTGCTGGCGCCAGGTGGTCAGGAGATCCATCGGCACGTCGGTCAGTGCAAAGGCGATGGCCTGGCACCGGCCCGCGTACATGTCCCGGTCGAGCGGCTGCCCAACCGACATGTTCACCGGCTTGAGGAAGGCCGCCCAGGCCGCGAAGTCGGCGAAGCGGTTCGGCTGCTGGGCAGCCGGGCGAGAGATCATGTTCATACGCGGCTACTCCCGAAATCGAACGCGCCCGGTTCCATCATCCAGGCCAACTTGCTCTCAGGTTGACGGCGCTGCGGCCGGCGCTTGGCCTGCATCCGAACCGAGTTGCGGAAGGTGGCCGACCAGTCGAGCTTGCGGCCCCGGGCGCCCGGCACCCCGTTCCAGTAGTCCCGGAACTCCGCCGCCACCTCGTCGGCATCCAGGCCGAGCTCTGCCGCGAAAGCGCAGTCGGCCCGAGACGGCGCCCAATCCTCCGGCAGCCTGTGGCCCTTGGGGTCGGTCTCTCGCACCCGCTGCGGCGCCGCCGCGACCAAGTGACGGTTCCCTGACGGTTCTATGGTGGTTAGTGATGGTTCGGGTGCACGTGGCGCACCCTTTCCGGCACCAGATGCAGGGTTTCCTGCACCACGTGCACCCTTACATGCATCAGGTGCACCCTTTGCCGGCTCCGAAGCCTGCGCTTCCTGCACCCTATCGCCATCATTCCCTGCATCTGGCGCACCCTTGCCCGGCTCGCTGGAAGCCGGCGGAGCAGCCTTATGCAACTGGAGCTGATACCGGGTTGTGGTGTGCTTGCCGCCGAGACCATTGGTCAGCGGAACGATGACGCCGAGCTCCCGCAGCTCCTTCAGGGCGGCGCGCACGGCCCGCTCCCTCAGCCCGGTCTTGCCCTCCAGCGTGGCCACCGCCGGCCAGCAGACCCCCTCGTGGTCGGCGTAGTCCGCCATGGCGACCAGCACGAAGCGCGGGGTGGTTGGGACGTGGCTCTGCCCGAAGGCCCAGGAGATCGCTGAAACGCTCATGGGCACACCGCCACGTGACCGGGGCGGACAACCCGAACTTTTCCATTGCGCACGAGGGCGCACGCCCCCATGATAGGGGCTCTGCAACTAAGCATCTGCAACTGCTCCACTTCGCGGCCGGCACCCTCGCAACGGGTCCGGCCGCTTCCATTTGGTGCACCTTCATTCTTCTCGCGCAACTCAGTTCCTCCTGACCAACGAACATGCGCGATGGTACGGTTTTCCCGTCCCGCCGCGCAAGCATCATTTTCGAAATGAACGTGTGGGGTGATCTGGCCGGGCCGTTAATTCCGCCGGACCACGATACGGCATAGCCCGACCGCGGCGAGCAGGTCGTCGCTCGGCGGGCGCTGCGCGTTGAGGACCAGCGACACGTACTGCGGCGAGACGCCCACCTGCCGGGCGAAGGCCGCCTGGCTGCCGGCCGCCGCAATCGCTTGATTGATGGCCGCGAAGATCTCGATCCGGTCGAGGCCCATCACACGGCCTCCCAAATCAGCTTTGCCTGCCCGACCACCGGCTGCCATTCGCGGCCCGGCCGGTTCTGCCAGCTGCCGGCGTTGCGCTCGGCGCGCTCGGCCACCACGCGCCAGCCCGCGCCGCGCAGGCTCGCGCCGCTCTCGCTCTGCAGCGTCGTGGTGATCATCCGCCCGTAGCCGAGCGCCTTGGCCGCCCGCCACAGCGCGCCGTAGAGGAATGACGCGCAGCCCTTCGGCGCGCCGTCGCGGACGCAGCAGCGCAGCACCTCGACCGTGCGGCCGTCCTGCTGCAGCCTGGCAATCGGCCGCCCCGCGATGGCCACGCCCCAGAGGTCCGTGCCGTCGCTCACGCCGACCGAGAACTTGTGGCCCACGGTCGGCCGGTTGTGCCGATGGAAGCTCGCCACGAAGGCGTTTGCTTCGGCGAGGTCGATCGGCACCGCAGAGAGGCCCATCACCGATCCCCCTGCAGTGCTTCGGAGACGCGGCCGGCATTGACGCCGAAGGCCTCGGCGATCTTCTGCTGCGACAGATGCGGATTGCGCCGCGCCATATGCCGGATCTCGGCCGCCGTGCTCGCGTCAACCCACGCGCTGCGGGCCGGCGCCTTGTCCCGCGCGTATGGTCGGCGGTAGAGCAGCGGGATGGTGTCCCGCACCGCCATGGCCTGCACCACCAGGCCGAGGCTCTCGAGATCCTCGGCGATGGCTTCCAGCCGCGCGCGCGCTTCCGGGATGTCGCTCACAGCGGCCCCCCTGCCAGCGGCTGCACCGGCACCTGGCGCCGCAGCCCGATGACCACGCCGCGCGCCCGCAGCGCGTCCTGCACCGACCAGACGCAGGTGCCGACCACCACGATGACGCCCCGCGCCTCGAGCTCGGCGTGCAGCTCGCGCTGTGCCTCGGACAGCCGGCCCGTGCCGGCCGCTTTCATCTCGATCAGCACGATGCGCCCGCAGGGAAGGATCACCGTCAGATCCGGGAAGCCCGTCGTGGCGCCCGACTTCTTCCGGGCCGCGCCGAACCGCGCGCGCTCCTCGACCGTCTTGGCGTCGCCACGCTGCTCGGTGAACGTCGCCTGCACGATGCAGCCGGCCTTGCGGAGCCAGCCCACCACCGCGCGCTGTGCCTCGCGCTCCGGCGCGCCGCGCTTTCGCCGCGGGGCCGCCTCGTCGTAGTGCACGCCGCGGGGCTTCTTGGTCCTGAGACGCGCCACGAACTGGCGCGCCTCCCGGTCGAGCATCTCGTCCACGGGATCGACCTTGCTACCGTCCGGCATCACACGAGCGCTCCCATAGGATCTGTTCGCGGATCTGCTGCGCCGTGACGCAGCGGCACGCCTCGGTCTTCTCCTGCAGCAGCTTGCGCAGCGTCAGGCGGTCGAGGACGTGGGACGGGAGGCGCCGAAGCGCCTCCTGCATCAACTCGTGGTCGCTCATGCCGGCGCCCCCGTGATCGGTGCCACGAAGCGCGGCGGGCAGCGCGTCACCTTGCCGGCCGCGAGAGCCGCGGCGACCAGCGCCGCCGCCTCGTTCTCGCAGAGCGCCGGCAGCACCGAGACCCGCTGTGCATGCGCCATGGCACGCTTCAGCTCGGCCTCGCGCTGCGCCACATGCTCACGCCACTCAATCGAATGATTGATGCCCGCTTTCGGCTCAAAGCCCGTGGCGCCGATGATGTTGCGGTTGGGGAGCTTCAGGTGCTCCTTGCGCTGCTTAATGCTGGCCTCGGTGAGACCCATAATGGCCGCGATCTCGGCTCGAGACGTGCCATTGGCCCACAGACCGCGCAGCCGCGCGTCGTCCTCGGGCGTGTAGCGGTGACGGCGCTTGCTCACAGGAGGTCGTCCCCCATGCTGATACGGCCATCCCTTACCGCCCAGGCAAACACCAGGGCGACGAAGGCCAGCCGGCAGAGGCCGGCGCCGATCAGGGTCCAGGCGAGGAGGGCGATCATCCGTGCCTCCGCAGAATGGCCGTGGTCGCGCCCAGCAAGCCGACCAGCACGAGGCCGCCGAGCAGGCCCGCGGTGAGGAGGAGAGCCGATGGCTCTGCCTCCATGACGATGGTGAGGAGGTAGGTGCTCATTGCGCCTTCACTCCTTGTCCGATGGTGGGAGAAAGCGCTGCAACCAGCGCGCCCCACAGGCCAGGAGCTCCGCTCCGGTGATCATCGCGCGGTCCAGCCGCCACAGTCCCAATAGCAACTGCATGTTCGGTTCTGCGCCTTTCAACATCTGCCACTGCGTTTCGCAGCTCTGCCAGCTGCGTCTCCACAAGGCGCAACCGCGCCTCGTCTGCGCGGGCGGCGCGCAAGGCGTCCGCCGCGAAGCTCGTTCCCTCGTAAGCGTGCTGCACCGCGCGCTCGCCCATGCCGATTGCCTCGGCCGCCAGCGCGAAACCCTGCTTGCGGCCGTAGTGCCGGACGAAGGCCTTCACCGCGGCTCTGATCGGCGCCTCGTAGCGCGTTGAATTCCCCTGCATCGGTTGGGGAATAACTCCCCTATCGGAACAACGATCGGTCGGGGTATCCGTACTGCCATCAGGAACCGAGGTACTCATGACGAAGATCCCACCACGCTCGAGGAGCCCACCACGTCAGCAGCATCAGCATCCGAGGGAGTTGGGGTATGAGAGGACATCGCCGCGGGCGGCGCGAAAATATCGGGCCGGACCTCTTCCGGCTTAAGCTTGGCCAGCTCGGCCAGGCGCAGCGCGTAGCGGTCGGGGACACGCCCCTTTTTCCAGGTCTGTACGGTGGTTTTCGGGAGACCGAAGATCCGGCCGACGCGGGCGCCGCCGCCGGCCAGGTCGATAGCGCGCTTCGCGAGCGCGGAGAAATCGGGATCGCTCATGCAACCAATGGTACGGATAACCCGACCCGTGGGCAAGCCCTAATTGCTTACCGCGGGCGGAAATCCCGCACTTTAGACTGTACCCAATCCAGCTACTTGAGGGCTCCCGTGCAACACCCCATTCCGCCCATGCTCTCCAACCACGACCACATGAAGGCCGTCGGCAGCCGATTGCGCCGGCTCGCTGCCGCGCTCGATCTCCAGCTCGTCGATATGGCGAAAGAGATGGGCTGCACGAAGCAGACCCTGAACGGCTGGTTGAAGGGCGAGGGGTATCCCAACGACTATATGGTCTACCGCCTCTGCCGCATTCATCGGGTCAACTTTGATTACCTTTTCCTTGGGGACTGGTCGCAACTACCGGCCAAGGTAGCGGCCCGCCTAGAGCCTGGATTTGCGGCATTGGAGGCGGGTCCCGAGGCACCGGGTCCTTCTCGGAACGAAAACCCGGGTGAAAATGAGACATTGAATAAGCGCGCTCCCCGTCTGCGGGTCGGGTAACGGTCGCCCGACCACGGACTGTGCTATCTGACACATTCCCGCCATCTAGTCGCAATACTGACGCAAGCGTCAGCGGCGCGCACGAGGCCGCGAGTTCGGGAAGCCCGCACTTTTCTGCTTGACGGGTCGGGTTTCCCATACCATTCTGCTGCTGTCCCGATCCGGGAATGGAGCAGCAGCAGATGCAGTACCAGTCAGAACACCCCTCACTGCCACCAGTGCAGGAGCGTGCGGCCAGCAGCCTTCGCACGCTCCTGCGCACTCTGCGCGAGGTCCGCTCCGCGGCCGATGACGCGCACGACGATCTGGCCGAGATCAGCGAGCACCGCCAACTCGACCTCATCGGCTGCATCCCTGACAGCCTGGCCAGCCTGATCGGCCAGGTTGAGGACGCGCTGGAGGCGATCGGCGCGCACGTCCCGGTCGATGCCCGCTCTGCCCACCTCGCCGAGATGGCCGCGTTCCGTGCGCTCCTGGCGAGGGCCGTGGCATGAGCGAGACCACCACCAAATCGGCACAGTTCTGGGTCCGCACCATGCGCGCCCAGGCCCGCCGGGCGGCCAAGGCTAAGGTATGGAGCAACCGCATGCGCCTCTGGCTGTCCATGCGGGACCGCCACGCGGCCGGCACTGAGGGCTGGGCCGACTGCGACAACACGGCCCGGGTCTGCGGTGCCCGCGCCAGCGCCTTCATCGCCCTGCGGGATGGCGACATTCGCCGCGCCCGCGCCTGCCGCGCCGTTGAGCGGAGGTTCGCATGAACGCCATCACCGCCACCCTCGCGCGGCACGAGCTGCGCGCCCTGGTCGCCGAGCACGCCGAGATGCTCGGCCGCGCCGAGGCCGCCAAGCGCGCCGCCGACCGGCTGGACCGGCTGCACGAGCCGGAGCGCGCCGAGTGCGAGCGCGACGACGAGCGCGAGATCCTGTTCCGCGCCAACTGCCTGGCCAAGCTGCTCGAGGCGCACGGCGTCATCGTGCCGGACCCGCGGCAGCTGTCCTTGCTCTCTCTGGGGGACGAGCCGTGACCACCTGGCAACCCTGCGGCTACCCGACACCGCAAGCCTTCTCCGGCGCCTGGATGTGCCGCTTCCGCCTCTGCCACCAGCGCAGCGACGGCCTCGAGGTGGTGACGCTCGGCCATCAGGTAGAGCGCGGCGGCCGGCTCGCGCCGATCATGCCCGGCTTCAACTTCGTCACTTGGGTGATGCTCAACGGCCCCGATGGCGAGACCAAGGAGATCGAACGCGCGGCGAGCAACGACGCCCGCACCGCCACCGCACAGCACCTGGCCCTGCTGCAGCAGTACGCCGAGAAGGAGATTGCCTCGTGAACGCCCTGACCACCACCCGCGCCGGCTCGGCCAGCCTTGCGCCGCAGACCTTCCAAGAGGCCATCACCTTCTCGCAGATGCTGGCCCGCTCCGGCATGGTGCCGAAGGACTACAACGGCAAGCCGGAGGCGATCATGGTCGCCATCCAGTGGGGCGCCGAGGTCGGGCTTGGCCCGCTGCAGGCCGTGCAGAACATCGCCGTCATCAACGGCCGGCCGTCACTCTGGGGCGATGCCGCGATGGCCCTGGTGCGCGGTCATCCGGCCTGCGAGTGGATCAAGGAAGGCATCACCGGCGAGGGCGAGGCCCGCTTTGGCTGGTGCGAGGTGAAGCGCCGGGGCGAGGAGCCGCAGCGCCGCACCTTCTCGGTCGCCGACGCGAGGAAGGCCGGTCTCTGGGGCAAGCCTGGCCCGTGGCAGAACTACCCGGATCGGATGATGCAGCTGCGTGCCCGCGGCTTCGCCATCCGCGACGTGTTCCCGGATGCGCTGCGCGGCGTCATCACCGCCGAGGAGGCGCAGGACATGCCGGCCGAGGAGCCGCGCGAGGTGCCGAACCTGCACGTGGAGCCGCCGAGGCCCCAGCAAGGGCCTCTGCCGCCGACGCCGGCTGCCCCGGCCCCGACAGGCTTCCCGCTCATCGCCCCGGACGGCCGGACGCTGCGGTTCAGCCAAGGCGTTTGGCTGCAGAAGGTTGGCATGGCCCTCGCCAAGCTGGCGGACGCCAAGGCCGTGCGGCTATGGCGCGACGCCATGCGCGAGCCGCTGCAGACGGTGCACGGCCTCGATGCCGACATGGCCATGGAAGCGCTCCGCATGATCGACGAGCGCGAGGCGGATCTGACCGGCGCCGGCGACGAACTCGAGACGGCCGAGGCGGAGGGCTGACCCATGCGTCACCCGCGGTCCCGCGATCCACCAGTACGAATGGGGTTTACAGCCGGGTCAATGCGGATGCATGCTTCCGCCCGGACTGGATCCCTTAGGTAGCCGGAAGGTTCCCCCCTGCCCCGTCGCTTCCCCCTTGGGCGACGGGGCTTTTTTGTGCAGCACCGTGACGCCATCGGATGGGCCTTGGCCCTGCTGCTCTGCGCGGTGATCCTTAGCCTGCTGGCCGTGGCATTCGGACTGGTCCGCTGATCACCTCCAGCAGCACCTCGCCGATCCCCACCGTCTCGAGCCCCAGCCGCCGGGCCGTGCCGCGCGACAGGTCGATGACCCGGCCGCGAACATAAGGCCCACGGTCTGTGATGGTGACAATCTCGGAACGCCCGTTCCGCGGGTTGGTCACGCGCACGATCGTACCGCACGGGAAATGCAGGTGCGCAGCCGTGCTGGCCATCTCGTCATAGATCGAGCCGCAGGCGGCGCGCCGGCCGTTGAAGCCCGGCCCGTACCAGCTCGCCCGGCCCGTCTGGCGCCAGACACCGAGCGCGCTTTCCACGTGCCGCTCCGGTGTATCGGCGCGGGCGGCCGTCCCCCCCGGAACGGCCGCCAGCATGGCAACCACAACGCCCACCGCTAGACGCATGACTACCCCGATCCGGCTTCAAGGCTGCGAGGAGATCCGCGTGGAGCGCGCGGTCCTCTGGTCGATGCCGGTTGCTCACAGTAACGTGAAGCCTTACCATATGCATTAACACAATCGGTGGTTGAGGCGATTTTGCCGCAGCGCCGGTCTGGGATGGCCGCACGTGACCCCCTGCCCCGCCTGCCGCACGCCCGACCTCTGCGACTATGACGGTTGCCTCAAGCCGGCCGGCACCGCCGTGGGGCCAGCCCTGCCGCCGCGCCAGCCGATCCTGCTGCCCGGGCTGCAAGGCGTGCCGGGTCCGGCCAGGCCAAGCCCCTTCGCGCGGCTCCTGCAGCGCTGGCATGCCCCGGAGGCCGAGCCGGCCCCGGACCCTCGCCCACTCCACGAACAGGTGCTCGAAGTCATGAACGCTGCCGTTGAGCCGATCCCCGCCGAGCCGCCGACCTCGCCCGGGCCCGAGCTGAAAGGCCCGGCCCTGCGCCGCCCGGAACCAGGGTCCAAGCTGGAAATCAGGATCGCCCGCTCCGGCGCCGCGGTGCTGCTCTTTGCCGGGGAGATCCACGACGCGGCGACCGACGCGGCCGGTCTCAGCGAGGCCGTGCGCGCCTGGTACGACGGGGCATGATGACGGTGGCGATCGTGGCCGGGTCGAGCCTGGCTGTGTTCGCCATCACCTTCGCCTTGCTGGTGTGGCTCGGCGCCCCGGAGCGGCCGGAGCCTGACGCGCCGTTCCTGACCCGCCGCGAGCGCCTAAAAGACATCCGACGCCGTGCCGCGCTGCTGTGCACGGTATGCCAGCATCAGGCGAGTGAGGCGCCGCCGCGGCAGCCGGCCCTCGCGCAGATACGCCCGTAAGCGATCGGCCTGGACCCCCGCGACCCGGGCGGCCTCGTCGAGCCCGCCCAGCGCGTCGATCATCTGCCGCAATAGCACCGGGCTGAACGGGAACCCCTTACGCGCAGCCGAGACGCGGCTCCGGTCGATCATGCTTGTCCCAGTATTCGCGCTGCCAGTCGATGCCATCGACGTGCTTCCCGTTGCGGTACTTGCCCGCGATGTAACCGCGGATCGCCACCTGATTTTTCTTCCAGGCGAAGTCGCACGCCTCAAACGCGGTTTCGAACTCCATCACGTCGCGGAAGGTGTTGATGATATCGCCGTTCTCAACGCGCCAGGTGTGGTGTTGCACCTTGTAGGTGATTTTCGCCGGCTTGGTCTTGGTGGCCATCTGCTTCGCTCCAAAGCGGTCCGTTCCGCCCTGGCAAAAACTGGCATGGGGTCCACGTACTTGGCGATAACAAAGACCCGTACCGATCGACCTTTCCCCCTTGCGCACGGGTCGGGGTTCCCGTACTATCGTTGCGTAGTCGAAGGGGGTCCAGATGCTCCGGATCAAGCTGATCACCGATACCGCCACCCCACCATGCCGGGCCGAGGCCGGCAGCGTAGGCTATGACATTCGCGCCGACCTCGCCGCCGAGGGTAGCCTAATCATCCCGCCGGGCGAACGGGCCATCGTCAGCACCGGCATCGCCGTCGCTATCCCGCCGGGCTGCTATGGCCGCATCGCGCCGCGCTCTGGCCTCGCCGCCCTGCTCGGCCTGGATGTGCTCGCCGGCGTGGTCGATCCGTCCTACCGCGGCGAGGTCCGCGTCGTGCTGCTGAACACTGGCCGCAGCGCGGTGCGTATCCCGCACGGAGACCGCATCGCGCAGCTGATCCTCGAGCGCTGCGAGACGCCGGCGGTCGAGCTGGTCGCCGATCTGGACGAGACCGAGCGCGGCGCCGGCGGTTTCGGGAGCACCGGCCGATGAAGCGCGATCCCAACGGCCTACCGCGATGGGTTGGCCACGTCGGCCTGTTCGTCGCCCGGCTGGTGGCGCTGCAAGGGCTCGCCGCTGCGGTCGTCATCCCGGCCACGGTGCTGATCCGGGTTGTGCTCGCCGCCCTCGGCTGACACGCGCTCTCCGCTGGATCAGCAGTCTTATCAACTAAGGAGAATGACCATGCAGAGTGACCCTGTGCGAGACCTGCTAGACGCCAAGATTGCCGAGAATGCCAAGCTGCGGGAGGCACTAGCCGAGGCGCGGCTCAATCTCCTGGCGGTGGCCGAGGCTGCCGAGAGAGCGGCGCGCCGCATCGCAGAGCACGAGGCCAACGAGGACTGACACGTGCTCCCCGCGCTTCTGACGCGTTATCAAAGGAGGATCGAATGGCACTTCGAACATGCGCGCGATGCGGTGGCTTCCTTTGGGCCACGAACCGGGGTGAGCGCTGCCTGCGGTGCGACGCCGCCTAACCCGCCCTGGCTCCGCGCTTCCCGCGCCATATCGAAGGATGATTGAGATGGACGACACGCTGGAACGCGTTTTCGCTGACATCTGCGATGCGCTGGGGTGCGAGCACGACAACGAAGCTGCTTTGGCCGCCATCGCCCGGCTGCGGGCCGAGGTCGAGCACGCCTATGAGCGCGGTGTCGAGGACACGGAACGGCATTGGGGCGTGGGCCGGTTCTCCTAACCCGCGATCTCGGCCTTTCTCACGTGTTTGAAGGAGTTGCCACAATGACCCCCGAACGCCTTGCAGAGATCACGGCGCAGGCCGCGATACTTACCTACCCCCCAACCAAGCGAGCGGCCGATGAACTGCTCGCCGAGATCGCCCGGCTGCGGGCGGCGCTGACGAGAACCCGCGGCACCCTGGACGACATCCGCCTGCAAAGCTCTGACCTGGAAGCGGTGGAAGTCGCCACCGAAGCCCTGGAGGAGACGGGCGGCATTCCGCAGCCCTGACGCTCCATAACCGCC